CTTCAATGTTTTTCCAAAGAATATTCTGCGTCTCTCTACCTAACCTTTGTGCTTGAAGTCTTGCACAGTCTTTAGCGTCTTGTCTATCAAGAATTATTGCATACATATCTGCATACATTTCTTCTGCTAATTGCCTATTTGACTTTGTTTTTGGTATAATAATACCATCAGGTAGATTTTCAAGATCTTCTATTGTCATGTCCCAAAAATTAAACTTTTAACCTCTCTAAGCTCTTTAATAGTACCATTGTACGCTTGTTTTCCTTGCTTACTTTTAATAGCGGCACGAGCTTTTAACAAACTTTCTATTCTTTTATCAATGTGCTGACCAATATCTACAAATAAAGTGTTAATCTCTTTACTTACTTTCTGTTTACAGTCATTTACTGATATTTTTTCTAATTCTTCTTCCTTATATGGTGTGAAGAAGGTTTTAATTTTAATCCAAATTTTCTCCATAACTTACTTTATTAATTTGTTCATACATTTCTTTATCAACTTCTAAGTACTCTGTGTACCCACAAATAGTTTCCATTAATTCTTCAGGATTTGAGTCTCTGCTAATACATATAGCTTCACCAATTAATTCTTGATAATGGTCATTACGTTCTTGTAATGATTCTAACATTACTTCAAACCCTTCTTCTTGGTATATTTGAATGGCTTCTGATCCTAGTAAAAAATATGTTGCTTTCATTAGTTTCCTGTTTCTGTTTTAATAATTTCTAATAAATCCTGTAAAGCTAATAATTTACCTTCACATTTATCTATATCAGATTTAGTTATTGTTTCCTCACCTATTGTAAGGTCATCATTGCGTAACAACTTATTATCTAGACTAATACGTTCTTTTGTATATTTCTCATTTAATTCAATAATGTGATCCACTGTTTTTACATATTCCATAATTCTTCTATTTGAATGTTTTTTAGTACATTTTCAGGTAATTGTACTTTATTAAACGGTAATAATTTAATTAAAGGGAATGGAGATTCTGCCATCTCTATTGCCTTTATGTAATCACCCTTGTGAGCAAGAACTCTATATTCTTGCCCACAAAAGGTGATGACTTCCCCAATCAAATTTTGTAAATAACAATATCCTTATCTACCTGAAGAATAAGTATATTGTCTGTGTAATGTACTAATTTAGCATCTTTAACAGCTATGAAATCTTTAGCATGTTCTGCAACTTCAATTACAGGCTCTACTGGTTCTGGTGCAGTATGATTAGCATTATTAAATGCAGCCTCTGCAGCTTCAAACGAATTAGCTGGTGTTGTACCATAATGCTTTTCAGCAATAGTTTTAGTCTTTTTAACTTTACCAACTAATGCTCTGTACTTGTTTTGCACTGAACTTGAAGAACGTCCAATCTTTTTTGCAATGGCAATACATGTTTCACCACTAAATCCTTTTTTGTCTATTGTAGACATTAATGTTTTGATCTCTTTTTCAGACCATCTTGTTTTCTTTGTTCCCATCTTTATTGTTTTTAGGGATTAATAAATAGTTGAGTGTATTTAATTATGGCACACTTCAAACTCCATTTTCTTGCAATACATAGAGCTAAAGTTTCTTAGTGATTCAACACTGTTAGATGTAGCTCTTTTAATAAATACAAGTCCGTTAATCTTACAGTCTAGCTCAAATTCATTGACTAGTTCTGTTTTAACACAGAAATCTTCTCCTTCTAGTGTGTAATAAGTATATTTCATTGTGTTGAGGTATTGTGAGCAGACTCTTCATCTGCTCTTTTTTCTAAATAGTTTAAATAAGCTGCAAATTCTGCTGCTGTTCTAGGTGTGTAACCAAATTCTTGTTCACATCCTGCCATTATTAGGCGTGTTTCTTTAATACTCATGTTATTTATAGTTTTGTTTGTAATCATCTTCTGTCCACTCATAGTCATCTTGATTGTCTCTCCACCTGTCTCTCTTTTTTACCAGTGCTGGTACAATCATTACAGCAATACCGCCAATGAATACAAGTATGAAACATGAGATGAATAATGCTACTGGTCCTACAAGATACTCTACTAATGCAAAGAATCCAGTGGCTATAACACTAATTAATAGTGCTATACCCATTATCTTCCACGTTTTCATAAATAATCATATCTAGAGTTACGCTTCTTCTTGATTTCAAACCCTATCATGAGACACCCGATTAATATAATAACCTCTTTATCATTAACATGATCTTCAACTACAGTTGCAAGTCCAAACCCAGCAACTAATGCTAAGCTAAATGACGTTTTCTTACTAATTACCTTATCTTTTATTAAATGCTTCATATTCTTTGTTTTAAAATGTTAGATCCATTGTTACTCTATCAATATGTTCTTGTTCTACTTCATGCTCTGTCATAAGTTCAAGCATTTTAGCATTACTCATGTTGGTAAACATACTACACTCATCTACTGTTAGTACATCATTACCGTCTTCATCCAACCCATCAAACAGTTGGAAGAAATAACCTGTTGCATGGTCATGACCATAAGCCACGTCCTTGTCTTTTCCTAAATTCTTTACATACCTACTCATCTTACTTGTTTTAAATTAATAATTAATACAAGGCTCAGTTTCTGATGCTATTTAATGTATCTTAATTGCAATACAACCTTGTTTATGTTACTTGAAGTTATACTTATAATAATCCTCCATTAGTTTCCATATAGCATCAGAACCGTCCGATTTAAGAACCTTCAACCACTTCTCTGCCAACAACCCAGAACCCTCATACCAACACTCATCATGCCCTGTACAAGCACATGTTACTGCAGGTATATGTGTCCAACCCTCCACATGTGTCTTATGATGTACTCCTACATCCATTGACCTCAACACACTAGGCCTAAGACTATTACCAATATCAGCAAAATCCTGTTGAATGATAAAGGAGAAGTTTATTCCTCCCTTATCACCCACTAAATGGTAATGACACCAAATATCACTGCCCTCTGGCACCATTAATACCTCTTTCTTCATAATATTACGTTTTTAGCTATTATTAAATAAACTGTTTTAATCCTCATCCACATCTATACCAGCAAATCCCGCTGCCATACGTGCAAGACCTTCAGACTTACTAATATCTCTACCAAGCTTGAGCTTACTAAACTCCTCTTCAGTCAAGACATTATGTTGATCAACACACCCATAATCCTCTTCAACAACTGGTTGCATATCAGGGTTTGTAGTATTAATCTGCAACAACCCATCCTCACCACTGTTGTAATCTACCACTAGATCAACAACACCTTGCATGTTGTTAAAGTCCATCACTGTTCTAGACCCATAGCTAAGTACTACAACACTATACTTGAACCCATCACTCATACCAGCTAACTCATTCTTCAATACATGTAAATCACTTTCCATTTGTTGTACTTGTGCCTGTAACTCTTTAAAATTCTTCATCTTGTTTTATTTTAATATTAATCCTAATTCAGCTAGATCCAGACTATCTGAGATCTCATCACGTTGTTCTTCTAAAGCACTAATCATAAGGTCAAGGTCCTTAACAGGTGTATTGAACTCATTCCTGTTCTTACCTGTTTTAACACCTTTCCAATAATCTACTGCTATTTGCTTTTCAGCTAGTTTTTGATACGTCATTTAGTTTAATTGTTTTAAAGATTCTATTTTGTTTACCCAATGCTCCTCTTGTTCAAGCAACTCATTGATACTAAACTCACTAATGAATTTACCATCAATAAATTGTCTTACTGTTACCAGAGCATGTTCTGCTTCTATTAATTCTATTTCACTCATTTGTTTTAATTTTAATTGTTCTTAAATGCATAGACCATACTTACAAGCTACTACACTATTATCTTCACTTGTAAGTATTTTATTTCTATGTTGCGTTGGCCTCACTTATCATGTTACTATTAAGTAGGTTGTTTTACCTTAATTGTACTTAGTGTAAGTACTATTCCTTAACCATAGAGCATGCCCCCAAACGTGTTATCTTTAAAGGGACGCTAACGCGCGCCCCTTGTTATTTATACTAGATCACTTAATTCTGGCTCCACTACTTCTGGAACCTCATGTTGATGTTTCATTAGTATTCTAAAGTCTTCATGTGTTGCTAATCTGTAACCTACAGTTGGACCAAAGTAACACTTGATGTATGCATCAGGACAGTTTCTAGAAGTACTAACCAATTCAGCATCCATTGGTAAGTTAAGTCTTCCCATAAGCTCTTCCTCTTCTTGTTGCATTTCTAAATGATAATATTCCCAAGCTTCCTCCTCTTCACGTTCTTGTTGTGCAGATTTAGGAGGAAGATCTATCTTACCAATAATCTTAGGCTCTTTAGGTATTACTGGAGCATTATACTTAGTGTTGACGTGGAATACTAGAACATCCTCACTCATCTCAACAGTAATGTATTCAGTGCCGTTGTCAATGTCTTCAGAGTATTGGAATACTCCTTCATTAGTCCAAGCGTTTAAACTTAGGTTAATTTGCAATGCTTTAACACCTAATTTAAATGCTCTTGGATTGTCTTTTTTGTAAATTCTTTCAGTTGTATTTTTCATCTTTCAAATGTGTTTTAGCTATGATTAAATATATCATAGGCGTTTTTAAATGTTTTATTTAGGTGTGAAAATTGGGTTAATGGACTTGCTATCCACTTTCTTTCACTAAAAAGTTTCAACTAATGTGCTAAACTTCAGGTAATTACAATGTTAAAAGGTAGTACAGTAAGAGCGCGCAAAGCGCGCGTTGTGATTAGTGTGCAAACACCACTGTAGGCACAATGCACTGCTATCACCTAGCACATTGTAACCTACATTTCTATCCGCACATCCCTAAACTACTACACTAGGCAATAGTTTCAGGCTTTTTCTTCTCACTCTTGCTATCAGCACTAACTGCAGAGTCTGATACAGAAGCCTTGTTGTCACTAGCAACAAAGTAATCTTTACCGTCTTCATTAGTTTCAATGGTACCCCAAGTATCTTGGTAGCTACCTAAGTCTCTGACAACAGGACTTCTGTAAAATATCTCTCCGTCCTTATTAAGAGCATCAACCATTTCATTGGTCTTAGAGTCCATGTATTGCACATGATCCTGCTTCTCGTAAAACGGAGTGAGAGATTTTTGGAAGTACACTGCAACCTTGCCAAAGCCACAAGCTTCTAGCACCTCATTGTAATCAAGGCCCTCAACTAACAGGTTATCACCGTCAATTAAATCATAGAGATCCTTTGGCACTTGCACAAAGCCTGTACGTTTGTCAAGGGTTAAGCGTCCTCCGCCTACTATCTTGCCTACTTGTACTGACTCAACACAGAACCTCAATGCTCCGTCCTTTTGAGTTACCTTAAGCGCACCCTTGTGCTTACCCTCCTCAGAGAATTTCTTGATTGATACTTTGTTTAATCCTGGTACATTTAGTTTAATTTTGCTCATTTTAATTGTTTTTAAGCGTTTATAATTGCGGGGACCATCCCCAAAGTATAGAAGGTGTAGGCTTTTCATGGAGGTGCTCTTCACAGACATTTCCAAAAAAATTTTAAAAAAAATTTGGGGAGGGGTGTATGGATGTTTAACTTCATGGCTATGGATGTAAAAAAAGTATTAGAGGGATGGGGTAATCTCATCTTAAGGCCGGGGCATAATAGTGAGCTTTCTAAAACAAGGATAAGTATTTGCAATACGTGTGATGTTAGGAGTGGGGTAATTTGTAATAAGAATAAAGGGGGGTGTGGTTGTGTGTTGCCTGCAAAGGTTAGAACACATAATGCTAAATGTCCTAAAGGAAAGTGGTAAGGTTATGTGGAAGTTACTTAAAAGGATATATAGAGATTTGTTTGGGGCAGACTGCAGTAATTGTGGTGAGAAGTATTCCGTGTTTTTCTATGATGCTACTATTGTGGATAAGAAACGTGCAGAGATTTATAAGTGTATAAGCTGTAAGGTAGAGGAATGGCACTGGGAGGGTTTTGACTAAAGACGTGTTAGGGTTGTGGTGAAATTTAAGGTGTATTTGCAAATATGCTCACTTTTACATATATTTGAAGGCGCTTTATACAGCTAAACTTCAGTAACCTAATAAATATGGAAGACTGTTGGATCAGATACTTGTACTTATGTACAGTGAACAACTAAAACTATGAAAAGGTATAAGGTTAGTTTTACTGCTTAGAGAAAGTTCAAGCAGTTTTTTGGTGAAGAATAAAAAATCCTAGGGAGAAGATAGGATTTTGTTTTAAATTAGTAGTAGATAAAATGATAAAAAGTAAGTGTGTACCATTTCTCTGGTGGTATTCTGCAAAAAAAAGATGGGTGTCCTGCCTGTCTTTTATTTTTTTGCCCTAATTTATGCGTACTTTATTTGTCTCAGTCATATATATTGTATATTATTGCATATAAAGGAAGGAAGAAATGGAGGATAAAATAGATTCTGGAGTAAAAAGGGTATCAGAAAAGACTGTTACCCTTCCTAGTACAGATGCTAGAACTTTTTACAGGAGGTACCTGGAGCTTTTGCAACCTATGCTCAAGCTTAGAAAAAGGGAGGCAGATGTACTAGCAGAGCTTTTATACCATAATTATCTTAAAAGAGATATTGCCAATGAGGAAGATAGGGCAGAACTTGTGTTTCATATCTCTACTAGAAGAAAGATTAGTAAGTATTTAGGCAAAAGGGATAAAGAAGGTAATGTTATAGAGCCTTTGAGTAATCCTGTTATTCAGCAAGCACTTGGAGGATTGAGGAAGAAAGGACTTATTAGTGGTATTAAGTTTAGAAATTTTGTTCTGGTAGAACCTGAAGATGGGGTTTTTTCTCTAACTTTTAGGTTTGTAGTAAAAGAATGATGAAAGAACTTATAATAGCAACTTATACAAATCTTGAGACATTTGTTGAGGATATGTTGAGGTTAGAGGAAGTTATAGAAAAGTGGGAAGGTGATCATCCGGGATATCATGCAGAGATTGTGTCAGAGATATTAGAAGAGGAAATTGAAGATGAACAATATAGGATAACAGTATTATGCAGAAGACCACTCAAAGAATAGTTCAGGAGTTAATGTCTAAATACAACCTACCAGAACAAGTTATTATTGCGGTTATAGAGTCGCAGTTTAAATGTGCTAAGGAGGAGATTGCAAAAGGTGTACAAGGAGAGCCAGAAACATTTAAGAATATTAGGTTTAAAAAGCTAGGGTTAGTATATGCAGATACTAATAAAATTAAAGCAATAGAATATGCCAAAAAGAAAAAGTGAGTTAACTAGTGAGGAGTATAACTCGTTAAATCTACAGGAATCACTGGAGTATACTATAGTTAGCACTTATGTATGTGAGACTGATGGGTGTGAAAAAAGCGGTGTAGTGAATACATCTACCAGCACAGACCCTCCACATGATATGATATATGCCAATAGTAGGAGGAAAGACGGTAGCTTAAGGGTACGTTTTATGAGTATCAAAAGTGTTTGTCCTATATGTATGATTGAAAAGACATGTACAGGTGAAAAATATTTTAAGAAGGGTGCGGCTAAATATAGGATTAACGTACCTAAAGCTAAAGGTGATAGGGGTAAGGATTATTACAAGGATTTCACCAAAAATAAGAGTAACACTCAATCAGATCCAGAAGTAGGTAAGGATATGCCTACAAAAGTCAGTAAGAAAGATGAAGCTAACTTCATGAGGAACATGGAGGGCAAATTATAAACAGTTAAATAGGAAGTAATGAAGATTAAACCAACAAGAAACAATGTAATTATTGAGAACCCAATTAAACCAATGTCTACAACCATTCAGGTTACAGAGGAGGTTAAACAAGCGCATGCGGAGGAGCAGTTAGCTAATGCTGAGAAAGCAACAGTTATTGCAAAAGGACCAACATGCCAGCAGGTTGAGGTAGGTGATGTAGTTAGAATCAGAACGGCTAGTTTCATGTCAGCGGAGCCATTAGAAAAAGGTAAGTATTTAATAGTAACTGAAGGTGAAATTTTAGCAATATATTAATGGATACGCTACTTAAAATACTGGATACTAGTGTTAATTTCTGGGTAGCGCATCCAAATTTTTTGTCTATTGGGAAGTTTAGTACGTTCCATGAGCAAGATAAGTCTAAAAAGAAGGATAAAAGCTCACGTATTATGTGGGCTATTGCCTTTCTTGTGGATTTACATCCAGAAAATACATGGAGAAATAAGCCAGAGGCAGATAAAAAGCCTGTACTTGCGGAAGATATTATCGGAGATAAGGACTTTGATTGGGATTCTGTACAAGATCTGGTAAATGAATATCTTGATAGGTGTATGAGTATACCTAAGAAAGAATTAAGGAACTTTCTTAACAAGATACACCAGAGACAGAGCTTTATAGACAGGACACCTTTTACATTAGATGACTATAATGAGGACGGTAAACTTGAGAAAGGTACTGCTACTCAGTTAGATAAGATGATGGTAGATACCGCTAAGGTATGGGCCGTGTATGATGATCTAATGGAGAAGTTTGCGGAATCAGAAGAAGACGGACAGGCTAGAGGAGGAAGAGCAGAGAGTGCATCAGAATCAGGTTTGATATAGTATGGGGTTCATTAGAATAAATAACAGGAAGAATTTTTTACTTAGGGAGATCCCTGAGTTACATCCTGATTCTATGAATTATGTGAGGTTCTGGAGAGAACAGAAGAAGAGGTGCATTGAAGGATTCTGGGGAATGGATGATGCTAAAATAGAGGTAGATATCATAGAGCAGAATGTGGAGAAGAGGGTAGAAGAAAGCAAGTCATGGAGGTGGATGCCCCCTAACTTGTACTTCTATGTTAATTTTGGTACTATCTTACACAAGCCGGATGGTGCGCCAAAGACAGCACCTAAACAAAAGATTAGGCCGTTACTTAGAGATTTTGAATGGGAGTTCTTCTACAACTATATGGAGTGTAGAGGATTCTCTGGATTTATTGATGATGAGGAATATTGCTGTCTAAGGGAATTAGACCAATTCTACAAAGACCCAGATATAGATGTTAATAGTCTAGATCCAATATGCTTTAATAAAGAAGGTAATCTCAAGCAGTACACTCCTTGTAGAGAGTACCTTAGAATGGTATATACAAAACCATTGGGTAAACCTACTTACCAAAATGAAGCAAAGAACTTGTTTCTGCTTGGTGCAAGGGGTGGAGGAAAATCTTATTTAAATGCTGTAGGAGTTGTAGATTTTGAGATCATCTTTGACGGTGCGCGGTATTATGATGAGGATTCTAGACAGAACCCCGCTACAGTTGAGGTGTTTGTAGGTGCTGCAATAGCTGCAAAGTCTGCAGAGATTTTAAGTAAGAGTAAGATTGGTATGGAACACCTACCAGGAGCATGGGGAAAAGGGACTGCAGACTATAGACCTGCACCATTTTACAAGGAGATGGCAGGTACTCTTAAGTCAAATAACATGACTAACCCTTGGAGGCATGAGTATGAGAAGAAGATTGCTAACAAGTGGCAGAAGTTTGGTACAGGTTCAAAGGTTTTGCACGGTACGTATACTGCAGAAAACCCTGAAGCTGCCGCAGGGACACGTCCTGGTGTAATGGTTATAGAAGAAGTAGGACTACTTGCGAATGTGCTTACAGTACATGCATCTAATGAAGCTTGTCAAATGACTGATGGTACGGTTAAGTTTGGTACCTCTGTTTATATTGGAACAGGTGGTAACGTAGAGAAAATACAGGAAGCAGAGATAATATTCAGGGACCCAGAAGCATATAACTTCTTAGGGTTTGATGATGAGTGGGAGAACTCAGGTCAGATAGGTTGGTTTGTACCAGCTTACTATATGGATGGTAATTTTAAGGATAAGAATGGTAATACCAACATAGAGGCTGCAACTAAGAACTATGACAAGCGTAGAGAGAAAAAGCGCCAGGCTAGGTCTTCTGCAGCTATTGACGGGGAGATGATGAACTACCCTCTTAAGCCTTCTGAGATGTTTTTAAATGCTAAGGGTAATATGTTCCCAATAGCAGATTTAAAGGCGGTAGAGGCAGAGATAAAGACTAAACCACACAAGTATGAGAACAAGCACTGGTTTGGAGATCTAGGCTTAGGAAAGAATAACATGCAAGTTGTATGGAAAAATAAGGACAAAAACGGACTTGTTAGAGAATGGCCTATTAAAGACAATAAGAATAAGCCTGGAATGATAGAAGTTTTTGAGATGCCTAAAAAAGATGGAGAGGGTATTGTCTTTGGGGAGCGGTATATAGCGGGAACGGATACATATGATGATGATGAAAGTTCAACTAAATCACTTGGGTCTATATTCATTATGGATACCTGGACTGATAGAATTGTAGCTGAATTTACTGGGCGTAGGAGTACGGAAGAATTTTATGAAATTACTAGAAGATTATGCATCTTTTATAGGGCTTTAAATAATTATGAGCAAAATAAGAAGGGTCTTTTTTGGCATTATAAGAAAATGTCATCTCTACACTTTTTAGCAGAAACTCCAGAATCCCTTAGAGATGTAGCTAATGTTACTATTTCTAAAGTAGGTAATAAAAAGTACGGTACTACAGCAACGCCGCAAGTGAATGCGTATGGTCTTAGATTGCAGCTTAAATATCTACAAACTGCTGCATATGGTGAGAATACAGAGCAGGAAAGTGAGGACGCAGAAGAAACACTTAACCTACAAAAGATTAAATCTATTGGTCTTGTAAAGGAATATATCTCTTGGACACCTGAAGGAAACTATGATAGAGTATCTGCTATGGGTATGCTTATGATCCTTAAAGAGGATAAGTACGCAATTCTACAACGTAAAGATGAAAGAAAACAGTTTGAAAGGGGTCTAGAACAGGATGATTTCTTTACCTCTAGATATGCTTAACACTTTTAGCTATGATCTAACAAAATTTTTTTTAAATTTATACTATAGTTAAATATTTTTTAATCACATTTGATAGTTATGGCATCAGGCAATTTAAGAACAATACATTTTCCAGCACAGAAAAAATCAATAAAACAAAAGAATGAGAAGTGGCGTAAGGCCAATCTTGACGCTGCGGAAGAATACGTAAGCCTTAGACATGAAGGCTATAGAAAATCACACAAGAATAAAAGAATTAACTACAATCTATATAGTGATATTCTGGATCAGAATGACGTAGAGAGGGTGTGCAACCCGCACAAATTAAAGCATTTAACAGCACCAGCTGTAATGCAGAATTACCCAATAGCCAATCCTAAGATTGAATTATTACTTGGGGAATCTTTAAAACGTAAGCTAGATATCAGAGTTAGGGTTACTAACCAAGACGCTGTATCAGAAAAAGAGAGGGAGCTTAAAGATCATTGGGCTAAGGTAATGTCAGATATACTTACTCAAGGTGTTCAAGATGAGCAAGTTATACAGAAAAAACTATCTAATTTTGAGAGATTTAGAACGTATGAGTTCCAAGATATTAGAGAGCGTGGTGCAACACACATATTAAAACATTTACAGTACAAGCTTAAATTAAGTCAAAAGTTTGCTAAAGGATTTAAAGATGCCTTATTAGTAGCAGAAGAGATTTACCAAGTAGATATAATTGCGGGTGAACCTATTGTAGAAAGACTTAATCCTAAGTATGTAACTACTATCAGATCAGGAGAATCACCTTTTATTGAAGATTCAGATGTAATTGTAATCAAATCCTGGAAATCTCCAGGTCAGATTATTGATGAGTATCATGAAGATCTTAGTCCATCACAAATAGATCAAATAGAAGAAGGGTCTTTTGCTGGCGGTGGATCTACTAGTAATGGTATTGATATTGGAGAGAAACGTCCAATAAATTATGACCTAGAAAATATCATAGACAGTGATTGGTTTGAAGCAGAAAATGACTTTTCAGAAACATATGACGCAGATGGTAACATCCGTGTAATTAAAGTATACTGGAAGTCTAGACGTAAAATGTTAAAAGTTACCACTTATGACAAGTTTGGTGATGAGCAAGTTAGTCTTGAAGATGAGAATTATCAGATTAATGAGGTTATTGGTGAGACTAAAGAAGTTCTTTGGGTTAATGAATGGTGGGAAGGACATAAGATTGGTGGTTCAGCTGTAAGAGATGAAGACCGTGCATTTTATGTTAGAATGCGACCTAGACCAATACAGTTCAGAAACATGGAAAATCCGTCCAAGTGTAATCCGGGAATTGTAGGAACTATTTACCAGACTAATGATAATTCAGCTGTATCCTTAATGGATAGAATGAAACCTTACCAGTACATGTACAATATTTTGATGTACAATACGGAACTTGCAATTGCAAAGAACCACGGTAAGATTATGACACTTGACCTTGCAAAGGTTCCAGAAAACTGGAAGATTGATCAATGGATGAGTTTTGCACAAGGGATGAACCTTGCAGTATATGATTCTTTTAAAGAAGGAAATAAAGGAGCTGCAACTGGTAAGTTAGCAGGAGCACAACAAGCGTCTCAACCAGTTATTGATCTTGAGATGGGTAATACTATCCAACTCTACATCAACATGATGAGCTATATTAAGGCGGAACTTGGTGAAATATCAGGCGTGTCAGGAGCTAGACAAGGGCAGATTTCCAACAGAGAAGCAGTAGGTAACGTAGAGCGTGAAGTAGTTCAGACTAGTCACATTACGGAATACTGGTTTGCAGAACATCAAGAGACTCAAGTAAGAGTTTTAGAGGCTTTACTAGAAACAGCTAAATTTGCGTGGAAAGATAAAACTAATAAGAAAGTACAGTATGTAGTAGATGATGGAAGTACTACAATGTTTGAGATAGATGGTCAACAGTTCAATGAGGCTGACTATGATATTATGATTACTACTGGTTCAATGAATGACCAACTTAGAGAAAGTCTTAAACAACTTGCTCACGCAGGTCTTCAGAATGGGCTACTTAACTTCTCTCAATTACTTGACGTACTTACTACAGAATCTGTTAGTTCTATTAAGCGTAAGATTGAAAAATCTGAAGAGGATGCTATGCAACGTAATCAACAGGCTCAAGAGCAAGAAGCTCAAGCGCAGCAAGCACAGATGGAGCAAGCAGCTCAAGTAGAGCAGGCTAAGCAACAACAAGAAATGTTCAAGTTAGAACATGAAAGTGTAGAAAAGCAGAAAGATAGAGACCATTCATACATGTTAAAACAGTTAGAGCTTCAGGCTAAAGAGGGGCAAGAGACCAGTACTGACATGTTAGATAAACTTGCACTTGACCGTGAGAAGTTAAACGCAGAAACTCAACTTTCAGAGAAAGAGCTACAAGAAGAAGTACGTTCTAATAAAGCTAAGGAAGACTTAGAGGGTAAAAAGATTGCTGCAATGAAGGTGGTTAAAAACACTCAATCTAAAAAATAGCTATAAGAAGAGGTGATATATTTCATATATGACCATGAAAAATTTGGAATATTAACTAAATATATATTTAATTTGTAATTATGGAAGGAGAAGATTTATTTGAGGGGGTAGATCTAGATTTTTTGGCAGGAAGTGAAGAGCCTGTAGAAGCTAGTAAAAGCCCTGAAGAAGGAGGAACCGTTGACACTGCAGATATTGCAGAACAAGACGGACAAAAAGTAGAAAAGCCAGATGCTGACGCTGAGTTAGGATTTGAGTTAGATTATATAGCAAACCTTGATGAGCACGGAGATGTTGTGGAAGGTGAAGAAGACAAAGAAATTGATGAAGGAAAGAGAACTCCAGAATCTAAAGGGTTATCCTCTTCTCCACTTACTTCCTTAACTTCAGCTCTTCATGAAGAAGGAGTTCTCTCTTCTCTATCAGAGGAGGAATTGGCAGAGATTAAATCTGGTGAAGATTTAATTGAAGCTGTAAGGGGTCAGATTAGACAGAATGAATATTCTGACTTAACTGATGACCAAAAAGAATATTTAGAAGCGTTAAGGTCTGGGGTTCCAGATGCTAACTATAGACAAGCTAAGCAGTCAGCTGATATGTACAGCAAGATTGAAGAAAGCTCACTAGAGGCAGATGACGCAGAAAACTTTAGAAAGAGTTTAATAGTAAATGACTTTCTAGCAAAAGGGTTTTCACAGGATGACGCTGATAAATATGCACAACGTTCTTTGGATTTAGGTGAAGATATTGGGGATGCAAAAAGTGCATTAAATAGATTGCAGAAGTCAGAACAAGAGAATATCTCTAAAATGTCTGCGCAAGCTAAAGCCCAACAAAAAGCCGCTGAAGAAGCTCAGGGTCAAAGAATCAATGACCTTAAACAAAAAGTTAATTCTTCAAATGAGATTGTTCCAGGAGTTAAGTTTAACCAACAGACTAAAGATAAAGTCTTTGACTTAATGACAAGTACAGCAGGATTTGACTCTAACAATGCGCCAATGAATGCAGTTGTTAAAGAAATGGTTGAGAATCCTGATTACTTGGTAAAGATGTTTTATCTGCACCATGTAACGGACGGTTTAACAGACTGGAGTAAAATTAACAGTGCTGCTAAAAGAAATGCAGTAAATAAACTAGATGAGTCATTAAAAGCCCAAGACGCTAGAATTAGAACAGGTGCAGATACAACTAAAACATCTGATCCTGGAACAAGCGGAGTTCTTGATGCAATTAAAGGATTCTTATAAAAATGTATAAATAATCAAATAATATAAAATGTCAAAATTATCTTTTTTACAGATGACAGATGCTTCCACATGGAAGGGACTGACAACAGAAAACCACTTAGGTGCGTTGTGGCAACAAGAGCCTCACAAGGTATCTGACTTAATCACTAAAATCCAAGCACAAAACTTTGGAAACAACCTTGATACGTTGTTGTCTCAGTTTCCTACTTTGGAGTTTGATGATGAGAGAGATTACACTTGGGAATTAGCTTCACAAGCTGCTATGAACATTCCATTGGTTGAAGCAAGAATTTCAAATTCACCTATTGATGCAACTGATGAACCAGGAAAAAATTTCACAGAATTTGAATTAGTTTTTGGTAAAGACTGGTTTGATGATACACAAGTAATTGTTGGTGAGAAGAATGAAATCTACCCAATTATGGTTGTAGGTGACGCTATTCCAGAAGGAGCTAACTTTGTTTACACTTGTAGATTAAACACAGGAGATCCTGATGCTTTTGTTCCTTATGAGGAATTAGTAGGAGGAAAAAGATTCTCTGGTGAATTTTCTCCAGTAGAAAGCAAGTTCTCTGAAAAAGGGCACCAGCCAAGATTCAAGGGTAACATTTCAATGAGAAATGCATTTACTCACTTGAGAATGATGAAGAAGACTCCAGGTAACATGAAGTTACGTAAAATGGGGACTGGTATCATGGACCCAAGAACTAAAAAAGTTTTCAAAGTATGGCAAGATTATGAATCTTACGTATTTGATAATGAGTTCAGACAAGACATCAACAGAATGTACATGTTTGGTCAAGCTAACAAAACTGAGCAAGGTGGTTATGAGATTTCTGGAAAGTCTGGTTACAAAGTTGTACAAGGTGCAGGTTTACGTCAGCAAATGGAAGCAGCTAACACTGAGTTCTACAACACGTTCTCTATTGAAGATTTAACTGAAAGATTGTTAGATTTATCTGAAGGTAAAATTGCAGGTGATCAAAGAGAGTTTGTTTTAAGAACAGGTGAAAGAGGTGCTTACCAATTCCACAAAGCTTTAGAAGATTACTCTCAATTGTATCAACCAGTTAGAAATGACACTAGAATCTACGGAGCTTCTGGAGGATCAGATTTCAAAATGGGAATGGGATACGGTGGACAATTCATTGAGTACGTTGGACCAAACGGTATCAAAGTAACTTTGAGTGTTGATAGCTTCTATGACAACAGAGATAGAAACAAGTTGTATCACCCAGATGGTGGTGTTGCTGAATCTTACAGATATGACATCATGGACATTGGAACAACTGATGGACAGCCTAACATTCAAAAGGTTGCTATTAAAGGAACTCCAATTGTACATAAGTATGTTGCAGGATTGAGAAATCCATTTGCTCCAGATGGTGCAATGAGTGCTGTAGGAAATGCTGTTGATGCTTGGGAAGAGCACAAAATGTTTATTGGAGGAATCTTGTTAAGAGATCCATCAAAGACTGCTAGCTTTATTCCAAATATTTTAGCATAACAAATATTGAATTTTTAAGGAGCTGGGTTTTGCCCAGTTCCTTAATTTTCATAACTTAGGAAGTAATTTTAAATTAGGAGAAATGGATAAGAAGTTTAACTTACAAGACTACGAGGGGAAAGTAGTCAAAGTAATGCCTGTAGTGAGAACTAACGGGTTTATTACAGATCCCCAACATGAGGCTGCATTTTTAGTAGGACCTGCTACTAATAATTATTCAGCACCAGTAGGAAAAAATGGCGGCATTATTTGCCCACTAAACAGGTCAGAGATTGAGTATTTTGAAGATCCTTCAAAATCAGGAATGTCTCACAAATCAGGAGATTTATCTCCTTATAAAAAGGATAATAATTTTTGGAAAACCTATAAGGTAAGATTGGATAAAAATCCAAGAACACTTAAATTAGATAATCCAAAAGAATATATAGAGTACAAGTTACTTTTGGCAAATTCAAACGCTATTGCGCCAAGTCCAAAAGAATCTAAAAGAAAGAGAACGTATAAGTACATGATTGTCTCTGAAGACCATGAAGTAAATACACGTTTAAGTACACAAGCTAAGCTACAAGAAGCTTACAAGTTCTTTGGAAAAATTGAAGACAATGAAGAAGAAATGAAAAACTTCTTAAAAGTCTATGGAAAGAAAGTCCCTGAAGATGCAAAGTCTAAATGGCTTAAGGATCAACTAGGACTTGTAATTAGTGAAAACCTTGGAGCGTTCCTTGATATTGCTAAGGATGCAGACAGAAAAACTAAACTAATTATATTAGAAGCTGTTGATGCAGGTATTATCAATAAAGACGGACGTAAGTTTTACTTACAAGGAGGAGAAGCGTTATCAGCACCTGGTGATGTACCAGTAATGGCTAACGCAGTTAAATTCTTGAAAGCTAAAAAGAACCAAGATATTTTACTTGAAATTAAAGCAAGACTAGATAACGCAAAAGATTAATAAATGACTGCCTCAGAAATGGAAAGAGAGTTTTTAATTCTCTATGATAAAATCACAAACTTTGACGCTCCAGGTTATGAACCTGAAGAGATAAGTACGTTTCTGAATAAGGCACAAGAAAGATTAGTACTTCATATTATAAATCCAGCAGGTAATAAATACCTGACTGGATTTGAAGTAACTGAGAAAAGAAAAAAAGATCTTTTTACGTTACATAGAAATGTAGATTTAACTACAAGTACAAATACAGCAGATAACAAGCCTAACGGTGTGTTCTTTGATTTACCAGGTGATTTTTTATACGCCATTAATGAAGAGGTAAGTATATCTTCTGAGGATGTTTGTTATGATGGAACAAGGCCAGAAGTTAAACCTATCAAGCATAATGACTATAATAAAATTATCAAGAATCCTTTTAAGAAACCTTATGGAGAGTTAGTATTAAGGTTAGATTTTGGAGGTAATAGACATGAGCTTATTTCAGACGGTAATACAACTATAGATACATACCATCTTAGATATATTAAACGTCCTACTCTTATTACTGTACCAGATCCTACAGTTCCTGTAGCTGGTGTAGATTGTGAGTTAAATGAGATAACACATAGACAGATTGTTGATGAAGCAGTGGCAATAGCAACAGGAGTTACAAACCCTGAAGCTTATCAGATTAAATTAAGAGAGGCGCAAGTCTCAGAATGATGAATAAGTAAATAAATAATTGTTTAATTAAATTTTAAATTAAAATGGCAACATTTAATGAAAAAGACATTACCTTACTATATGTAGGTAAGTCAGGAGCAACCGCACTTACAACAGGCGGTATCAACACTTTAGGTGATGGTGAAGTAGGTATCTTTGATGCATCAGGAACTAGATTAGTAGCTGGAGCAACAGGAGACTTTATGTTTGTACAAGGTAGAGGAGCTGAAGCTCCAATTGTAGGAAAGAAAATTGTTCCTTCAAGTGTGAAAACTGCAAAAATTGTAGTACCTGTAGCGGCAACTGAGCAAGTTGAGTACATTGGATATGACGGAGTAGTAGCTGGTTCTGCTATTGAAGTTATTGATGAAAACATGTATTACTCAAGATTGTACTTAGACCAGTCTTTAACTTCTAACCACGGAGGACAATACATCAAGCATGGATTGTATACTTCTGGAGGATCAGACACTCAAGAGTCTATTGCAGATGGTTTAGTAGTAAGTTTTACAACTAACTTTGCTAGAGAAGCTGAAAAGGTAATTAAGTTTGAGAGATTGAACTCTGCTGCAGGTGTACCAACTACTGGTACAGTAGACGTTGTAAGCGGATCTAAAGCTATTGTTGCATCTGTCCCTGGTGACTTTGCAGTAGAAAGCTACGTTAGATTTGGAACAACAACTGCTGATGCGGTTTACAAAGTTGTATCTATTTCTGGTACAGTTGTTACTTTAGATGTACCTTACTTAGGAGCTACTGCTCAATTTGGTATTGGTGCTGCTCAAGCTATTGTAGCTAATGCTGGTAACTCTGCAGGAGTTAAATTAACTGGAACGCCAATGGCATTCAAATTAGGTAAAATCAACTACAGAAAAGCTAAGTGGAATTCTACTTTAGAAGGATTTGGTTCTACTACTTTCTCAGGTACTACGTCTAGTGCGGGTACTGGTACTGCTGAACAAGCTGCAGAGCTTGAGTGGTTCTACAGAGGAAACAATGGAGAATACTTCAGAATGGGTGAGCCAAATATCTATGATGCAATCAAAGACGTAGCTAATGAAACTTACGCTATTGTTCACTTGGTTGTTGAAGAAGAAGGCGGATACACTACTAAGAACAGAAGAGATATGCAATTTATGTTGTTGATTCCTTCTGACGTAGCTGGAGTAACCTCATGTGATTGGGCTAAGCCAGGTGGAAACGGAATCTTAGAAGTTGTTGATGATATCTTAGGTACATCATTAGCTGGTTCTTTATCTTAAGAACTAACTTTCCAATATATTGAAAGATGCGGGGGCTTGTCCCCTGCTACCTTTCATTTTTTTATTTAAACTTATTTTATGGCACTCTCTCCAACTATAACGGCTTGTTTAAAGAATAAATGCTCTGCGCTATCTATAACAGATACTACTGGAGTATATGATGTAACAACAAATCCAGGAGGCTATGAAAACCCTTCAACAGTTACATCAGCAATATTAGAAATAACACTTCCAGACGGAAGTACAGTAACAGAAGATGTTACATCTCAAATTCCAGCAGATCCTATCTCTGGAACTTTTACATTTAATAACATTGAAGTCCTTAATTACACAGACGGTGTAACTAGTATCTTATACACAGTAGTGGATGGTACAGGGACGTATCTATATACATTTTCAGCTTTGTATACCTGCAAAGTAAGAGCTTGCGTTGATAAAATGTGGGCAGACGTAGCATGTAAAACATGTTCAGGTAGTTGTGATTTAGCAGACATTATTGATGATGCTAATTTAGCAGAAGGATTACTTAGAGGATTAGAATCTGGCGCAGTTTGTTGTGACAGTGATTGTATTAATAAAATATTAAATTCCATTACAAGATTATGTAATTGGGATGATTGTAATTGTTAATTTATGGCTTGTAGTTCATGTAATTGTGACACGTGTGCGTGTACAAATCCTATACAAATACCTTTAGGTGCTCAGGGAGATCCTGGAGCATCTATACCTGGTAAAGATGGTGAAGATGGTGAAGATGGTGACAGAGGTCCTGAGGGTCCTCAAGGAGATCCTGGCCAAAACACAGACATGTATGATAGTGGGTGGAAAATAATTAATCACCACAACGGTAGTTTTGGAGTAGCTCCTATATTAGGAACACTCTATTCAAGAGCTGCTCCTAGACCTTCTATTAGAGTTGTAAATAGAACTGTGTTTATCAGTGGTTCATTACTTATACCTCTAAGTTTAGACGGTAACGGTGGAACACTTTTGGATAATTATGGTGATTCTTACACTGTAGGGAGTTTACATAAAAGGGTGTATGAAGGTATTAATGGCGGATATGTAATTACTGGCGGTGCTAGTCCTACGGAATTTGGTTCTATGGTCAGTAAAAGTAGGGTTATACCATATAACCTCAGACCAGGAAAAACACATAACCTAAGTAGTTATACATTCATTACTAGAGCATTATCACCATTAGCATCTCCAGGAGGTTCTTTGAATAATAGTAGAAGTATTAACTTAACTGCTTTTCTTGGTATTGCAGGTATGACAAATGATGGTAAATTAGTGTTCCAAACACATACAGATTTTGATGATTCTGCAGCGCCTTCAGGCCCTGTAAATAACTCTCCACTACATAGTTTAATATCACGTGTAGATAAAGATAGTCAGGTAGGTACTTATGATAATACTGAAGCCCTTGGTGGTTCTCATGTATGGAGCACTGCATATCCTGAAGTGGGTACGGTTGCTGCAGGCACACTAGCATACCCAATAACTTTTAACGGAGACTTGGTATCAGAACTGGGAGGTTTTATAGTAAATTTAGAAGGAAGTTATCCTGTAGATGAAAGTTTAACAGCACAAGAAATTAAAGACGCATTTGATAGTATACCATAATGGCATGTAACTGTACAACATCTTGTAACTGTGATGACCTAGTAGCTCTTGTAGGACCTAAAGGATATGACGGCCCTGATACTATAGGTCCAGACGGTAATCCAGGTAACCCTGGTAATGTAGGTCTTATAGGACCAAAAGGACCAGATGGATCAGATTCTACATTTTATGATAGCGGATGGACTACACTTAATACGTATAATGGTACGTTTGGACTTCCAATTATAAACGGTGCACCAGAACTTTGTATAAGAGTTGTAGGGAAAAACGTTACTATTGCAGGAACGTTTACAATACCTTTAAGTTCTGATGGTGGTGCAACACTATACAATAACTATCCAATATATGGGGTAGATAATGCAGGAGCTAATTTCATACAAGTATATACAGGCAGTAATGGTGGATTTGAAATAGTTAGTCCAACTTTTATGGTGTCTAACACTTCTATAATTCCAGAAGATTTATGTCCTAGTAAAGAACATATAATAGAACACCAACCAAATATAGACAGGGGGATAAACCCGCAAGGACTTCCTGGAAAGGGTATTACAATGTCTGCCGTACTTGGTAATTTTTCTTTAGATGTAGAAGGTAAGCTAGTTGTTAGGACAATTACACATGATGAGTATGGAAGTACTCTTGTACCAAATGTATCTAACACTCTTTTTCACCACTTAATATCTAACCATAGTCTTAATAGTGTGGTTGGATCTTATGATAATATAGAGGATGGTGGTACTCATATTTGGGATACATCACATCCTGAAAATTTAACTATAAATCCAGCAACAGAGATATATTTAACATCACCATATAAGTATCCAAATACTTTTAACGGTACTGTTGTAAATAATTTAGGAGGGTTTGAAATTAATTTTAATTTTACTTATCCAGTAAATGAAACAAAAACTGAGGAGCAAATTATTGCTGCTTTTAATTCTATTTAACTATGGCATGTAATTGTACAAATAACTGTGGGTGCGGACACTCGCCAATACAAACCACACAAGGTGTTCAAGGAGATCAAGGTGATAAGGGTGATAAAGGTGATCAAGGTGATCAAGGTATTCAAGGAATACAAGGTGATCAAGGAGATGTTGGTGGTCAAGGTGACCCAGGAAATGATGGTCTAGGTTGGACAGGTGGTTCTTATGACCCACCTTCAGGAATAGTAACTTTTACTAGTGATGATGGATTAGAATTTGCTACAGGAGATCTAAGAGGAGAAGATGGTGATGATGGCCCACAAGGTCCTGCTGGTGGAGGTGTGACTGAAACCACTTATAGTGATTTAGTAACACTTATAGATAATGATAGTTTAGTTCCAGGTAGCTGGTACAAATTCCCATATGAAACAATACATAGTATTGGAGGACCTACATCTAACTATAATAACACAACAACTACGTTTGATGACGGTACGGCAGTACTCTCTACTTTTACACCAGAGACTGAAAACTTAATGGTACATGCATTGACAGATAATACATTACACGTATTAGCTAAGTCTTGTGAATATCCAAGAGACATAATTCATTATAACTATGGATTAGATTTAACAGAGGATGGACTTGTAAATAGACCAGGATTTATAACTTATAGAGAAGATACAGATTTACAATTATCTGCATTTTTTGATTTTAGAAACGTTTTACATAGAAGGTGGGACATGGATTCAACAGAATCTCCAGCTAGAGATGCTGATTTTGCAGTAATGACTGCACACCATTCAGCTAGTGATATCGTCTATAATCATCCTATAGCTTATGTAGCTAATAGCGCTGTTGGAGATATGATACCTGCATTTGCTAATTTTGATGATGGAGGTAATTCTACAATTGGTGCAATGACTACTGCTAATGTAGGTACATTTAGAGACTTTAAAACCTTTGTGGGATTAGATTTTGATCTATATGCGTCACCTGTAGAGTCTGCAAGATTTAAAAATATTCACATTAAAGAAAGTAGTGATGTTGCTAGATTAGAGGGAAGCGGTGCAGGTGTACCAGTATCTCCAGGCAATGTTGTTACAGATTCTAAATATAGTTTTGGTAATGTAGTATTTTTTACTAGATCTGCAGAAGACGTAATAATAGGTAGAAATGCCAGCGGTATTACATTTACTGGTAAGACAATTAAAAATGTAGATATTGGAGATAACAATGAAAATATTATTATAGGAGGTTCATTTGCTGTACCAGATTACACTACTCCAGGTGTACCTGAACTTTCAAATTTTAATGAATATATTAAAATAGGTAATAGTAATAGAAATGTATCTTTTGGATCAAACCAAAGAAATATTGAAATAGGTAATAGTAATATTTCTACTACATTTAATGGTACTTCAGGTAATGTAAAAATAGGTAGCTATAACAATATTACTTACATGCACTATGTTGGAAACATAGATATTGGAGATTTCTGTAAAGAAATTAGGATAAGTGGTACTAATGACCTTACCATAGAAAACAGTTGCCAAGTTATTGATCTTGTTAATTGTGGAGGTAATGCGGCAAGTTTTCAATATAGTTGGGATTCATTATATGCACAAGGTACTTATGTTGACGGTTTTGGACAGCAACTTTTAGCTAATGGTACTGAGCCTCCAGCAGCCAATAACCCAGAAAAGTTTATTGGTACAAGATGTTCAAATATTTATGCACAAGGAAGTTCTTCTTTTAGATTACTTAGTCAATGTAAAAAGATACATTTAAGACGTTGTGCCGGCCTTGAGTTTGGCGCGTCTGTAGTTAATGCTGCAATTGTAAGATGTCTTGGAGTAACTGTAGGTGCTGGTACACAGTCTGTAGAAGTTCTAGGTAGTGATAACCTTAGTATTGGTAAGGGTTGTACAGGTGTTAAAGTTGTAGCCAGTAATGGTTCAACTACTATTGGTGATAATACATCTAACACTATGGTATATGGTGGAAGTAGTAATGTTAGTATAGGTGCAGGATGTCAAAATGTATATCTTTCAGGTAGTAATAATAATTTTATAACTACTATTGGTAACTACTGCGTAAACATTATAGCTAGGGCTTCTGGTAACTTATCTATTGGTGAGTATAATTCAGACGTGTTTCTTGAGCAATCACAAAATTGTAAGATAGGTGATAATAATTCTAATATATCTTTAACAGATATAGGTATAATATTCAAGCCAGGTTTTCCAAATTTTTCAGACTTCCATTTTATAATTGATGCAGATTCTGAAGGTAAGGGTATATCTCAAACAATAACTCCTAGTGGAGCTACTTTAGTAAAATATATACCTGCAAACGGACCTTTAGATTATGCTAATATAGATTGGACACCTTCAATGTCTGCGTGGGTAGATGCGGTTGCCCCAGGTTCTACAGAATCTAGACCTGGTAGTAGTAACTGTATTATTGGTAGTAATAATAATGAGGTGTTTATTGTAGGTAGTGCAGGATGTACTGTAGATGATAACTGTTCTAATATAGTATTTGGTAGTAATGCGTCCAGCGCAAATGCTTATACTTTAGGTAGTGATCCAGTTACAGGTATAATGAACTCAATAGATATGGTAACTGTTAATGCTACAGTAGTAGATGAAGGGGAGGGATGTGAGAATAATTCTATTGGAAGTAGATGTACAAATATTAAACTAAGAGGTATTGGTAAAACAAATAATGCATTTGCAGACAATGTTACAAATGTTGTAGCAGTTCCTGCGTATTTATTTCAAAGCAATAGAGTAGATGTAAACGGAAATAGTCTTATCTTAACTGCGTCACACGTAAACAAAGTATATGATATGGCAGATATTAACGGTAACAGGTGGGAAATGACCATAAGTCTTGCTGGAGCATTACCAGCTAACGGTACACAATTAATATAAAGATATGTTCCATAAACTTGTAGACAAGGTATATGCCATTAATGTTGAGTCCTCTAAAGAAAGGAGGGCTAACATTTTTGACCAATGTCACAAGATTGGGACACATTTTGAACTAGTTAAAGCTGTTGATGGTAGAAAAGAGAATGTAGAGTACATTAGAAATGAGGCTAACTCAAAATATGATGGATGGACACAAGGTGCTGCAGGGCTAGTATACACTACTAGAGGTATAATACATGACGCTAAAAGGAAAGGCTATAAAACTATAATGATTCTGGAAGATGATATAGTTTTTGGAAATGGTGCTTATGAAGAAACTAAGACTTTATTAAGAACTTTGCCAAGTAATTGGGAGTTATTCCACTTAGCGGCACAGAATTTTAGCCCGCCTAGAATAATGGGTAGGACAATTAAACTTACTGGGGCGTGGTCCTGTCAGGCATATATACTACATGAACGTATATTTGATACATATTTAGAGTGGTTAGGTTTAGTAGATAGGCCTATAGATTCTATAACAAGTGGTGTTATACATCCAAGAGGGAGATCATTCGCACCCTTCCGCCCATTAATTAAAACCGTACCAAACTGGTCAGATATTAGAGAAATGAATATGAATTACAATACGCACTAAACCATGACACAAGATTGTTTAAATGAACATATTAGACAGATACAATGTGATTTTGCACAGCTTAGTTCTGGCTTATCAGATGCATTAGCTATAGGGTCTAAAAAGATAATGTGTTTAAATAGAAAGAATGTTTCTACTGCACATCTTTTAAACTTGTTAAGGTGCTATAGAGCTTTTGAAGGTGACTTAACTTTTGCATCTAAAATAGAGATAAATAGACTTGCACCAGGTAGTGCGCAGCTAACACTTATTTTAAACTTTCATGTAAGGTTGTTTACTAGTTCTGGTACAGATGAAGAAATAGCTATACACTTTGAGAATGAAATAAACGGGATTACTTTGTCACCGCTATATAAAGTTGTAAGGGTAAAAAATATTCTTTATATTTATTCCTATGATGCTGCGGCATCATTTAATGATACTCTAAGTATCACAGCAACAGACAGTTCTTTAGTTACTTCTAAAACTACAAATCTACAGAACAATACAGAAGAAATTTTAAGCATGTGGAACAATATAACACAAGAAGAACTTTGTAAAGTTGTTAAATTTGCAGGAATACAGGCTGGATATGATAAACCTGCTGAAGCTAGCGGGTGTAATTGTTAATACTAAAACTATAAAATAAAATGGCAACTTTTTCAGATATACCAAGAAAGGCACTTTCAATACTTTCAGGGTTATTAAACATTTTTTCTAAAACAGAAGAACCTACTATTGTAGATGATACTGGTGTAGGAGGTGTTATTTATGTAGGTTTTTCAGAATTTGGTTCTGATACATCTATGCCAAAATGGAAGATTAAAAAAGTCACAGAAGTTGGAACTATTACTACTATCCAATATGCGGATGGTAATACTAAGTTTGATAACATTTGGGATGACAGAGCAACTTTAACTTACTTATAATATGGGGTTAGTATATGACATAATTTTAGGTAGGTTACGTAAAAGGGATGAAACTACTACTATTGGTGGTGGAGCAGTAACTTATGATAACTCTACCAGCGGCCTTACATCTACAACAGTTCAAGGAGCTATAGATGAATTAGATAACGCACTTGATGCCTTAGACCAAGTATTTATTTTACAAGGAACTTGGGACGCATCTACTGGAGTATTTCCAGGAGGAGGTACAGCACAGGCAGGATATGTATGGATTGTTTCTGATACAGGTACAGTTGATGGTGTAGAATTTACAGCTAACCAGGATCATATTGTTGCTCTTGTGGATAATGCTAGTACAACTGTATATGATCCTAATTGGTACAAATCTGACGGCAGTGTTAGTCCTACAGAAGAGTGGGAAGTGGCATTTGTAGAAGTGGAGGAAGTATTACAGTCCTTTAATAAGGGATATGTTTTAAACAATATTGATGTTACTAACGTAGCAACAATAGCATATGATAAAAATGAGACAGGTATCTATACAGCACTGACTATTACAGCTGGTTCTGTTACAATAGGATTACCAACTGTAGCTGATGGTGATACTCTCACTTGGCAGATAACTTATGACTCTGGAAAAGATAAAGCAAGTATAATAGTAAAAGGAACAAAAGTATAAAATTATGATTGAATTAAAAGCAGCAGAAGGTGAAAACCCTGCAATAGAATGGGATGAGACAAAAACAACGTTAAAAGACCAAACTACAGAAGCTCAAGCATGGGTTTCTGAAAACATTTTAAATACTGACCCTGTAGTAACTACAGAAACAGTACATAGTGTTGTTGAAGACGTAGATTGGACTAGACCAAAGAGCGAACTTTATACAGCAGAAGGTTTCACATTAGAAGTGGTAAGAACTCACAGAGATGTAGAAACAGCGGTAGTAGCTTCAGCTACTTACACATTAGCAACAGTTTAAAAAACTTAACAAATGGCAAATTTATTTAATTGGGGGTTTTACCAAGAACATGGTGCTGAAGGAGGGGTAGCAGCAGGAAACGGTATTGTTTATGTTGATTCTCACAACGGTTCTGATGTAACGGGTGATGGTACACATGATAATCCTGTAGCTTCTTTACAAAAAGCACATGATACAATTGCAAATCCCATTATAGTAGCGGCAGGTTACTTTAGAGGGGGGTTTATAGGAGTGCATTGTTATATCCATGCTGAAGGTGATGTAATTATTGATGCTGATGGAGACACTTTGTTTGGAAGCACTACGGCAGGTAGAATATTAGCGTTAAACTTTGACGGTACGTATGGAAGAAGTAAACACGGAACTATAAAACTAAAAGATTTTAGTCAAGTTGCTCATACAGCTCAAAGTATTTTATATGCTTTTGATACTACCTTTATAAACTGTTCTAATATCATAAGAAATAATGGTAATAGAATGAACGGATTTAAAAACAATATAGTCCAAAATTGTGTTATAGGGCTTGCTAATGGGTCAGGTTCATCAATTTTTGGTCTTATTCCGAATGACATTGAACACAATACTTTTATTAATTCTACTTTAAATATAACATGGACTTTTAATGCAGGAAATAGTTGTAATTTTAGGTCTAATCATTTTGATACTACAAGCAAATTAAGGGTTTACACAGGAGTTGGTTCTGATTGGGAGACTTTATTATTTGCTAATGGTACATTTGATTACAATCATTTTGAAGGAACTTTAACTGATAAGATAGTTGCTCAAAGTACAGGATATAATAATACAGAAGCTTTTAGAGTAGCTTTTCCTCAATACGAAGTTAACGGTATTCCAAGTACTACTGCGCCTTTATTCAATGACCCTGCAAATGAAGATTACACACTTCAAGAAGCAAGTCCATTAAGTAAAACAGGGCATGATAAACTTCAGATAGGGGCTTTAAATGTAGCAGATGTTTCTGAAACCAATCCTAACAACCCTACTAAGATGGATTTTGTGAATATTGACTTCACAACTTCAGGTGAGATTACTTTAGTTAATGAGGGTATTGGTACAGCAATCACTAAGTCTTTACACCACCACCAAATAGCTCCAAAGAAAAGGTTAATTTTAAAAACATTAGCACCAAACTTAGAGCAGAATTATGGACTAGGTGAAGTAATGAGTCATAATCTATCAGATGAGAGTATCACAAGTGGTTTAGATGAATTATTCACACCTACCAAAACAAGTATAGAGATTCAATATTCTACTGAATCAGGTACTTTAGATGATGGTGTAGTTGGAAGTGATGCTACTTATAATGGTACTTGGTTAGCAGTTCCTATTGGAGTACAGCCACTACATGATGTAGGAAATAATGTAGGAAATGATGACCCAAGGTTTGATATTAATAATGCAGCTCCTATTAAGGCTAAGTACGTTAAGATGAAAATAACATTAAGGAGTGATGAAACTCAAATATAAATAAGACATGGCAAATAATTGGAAATATTATCAACAGTCAGGTTTAGCGGGAGGTTCTGCTAATCCTACTCATAATAAAATGTACATTGATTCCCATAATGGTAGTGATGTAACAGGTACAGGTTCTTTTGATAACCCTGTAAAAACCATACAAGGAGCTATTGATGAAGCTACTTTTGGTTTTGATGCTATTGTAGCAGGTGTTTTTGAAGGAGTTGGTGGAGCAGGAGATTGGACAGGGAGTAAGGGTAATTTAAGAACTTTTATAGCAGAAGGCGTTGTAACGTTTGAAGGTACAGGTGTAGGGTCTTTTAATTCTGCTGATCTTGGATTCAATAGAACGGTATATATTGATGGTAGAAGAGTTGAAAACGGAACACTTGTATTTAAGAATTACCCAGTTTCTGTATCACCTATCTCAACAGGAGCTAGAGCTTATGATTGTGAATTTTATAATTGCTTTCTTGCTGGAGGTGGAAATCAAGGTGCTGCAGTTGTTAGTTGTTTATTTGTTGATGGAGGTGTTAGCGGTACTATGGTTAATTCAGGTTGTCCATTAATCAACTGCACGTTTATAAATAGTGTTGCAAACGCATATTTATTCGCTGGTGGTACATATAAAAACAACTATTTTGATGCCACAAGTAAACTAAATATAGGTAGTAATTATGTGGGAATACCAATATTAAGGAACAACTTTTTTGAAGGCACTCTTTCGCAGAAAATAAAATATAGAGGGGCTTATTGGGATAACACTGAATTAGTTCAGGCAGCTTATCCTGAATTTGGAGTTAATGACTTACCAAGCACAACAGTGCCTTTATTAAATAGTTTAAATAGTAAAGATGTTACTCTACAAGAAACAAGTCCTTTAAAAGATGCGGGAGATAATGGGAGACAGATTGGTTATGGACAGGTAGCTAAAGCTATTGGTGCTTCAGATGTAGCATGGACAACAACTTTAGTTGATAATACTACTGTAGTAGGAGAAGCTGTATTAAGTGGCGCACCTGTAGGAACAATGGAAACCGCAGCAGGAATAGAGTTATTCCCTAAGTCAAGAAAGGTAACTAAGATAAACTTACCTGACTTTGAGTTTAACAGCCCACTAGGAGAAATGATTGGTAACTTAGCAAGTGATAACACACCTTATTTATTAGATGTAGAGATTAAATATTCTGATGACAATGTGAATTTTATTCCCGCAGGTGCTAATGATTGGTTAAGAATGGCTGTAGGGATGCAACCTTTCCATGATACAACAAATGATGTTGGTACTGATGACCCTGCTTATGAAACAGATAAAGCGGAAATCATTGTATGTAGATACATGAAATTTAGAATAACATTAAGAGATAACGAACAACAAATATAATTATGGCATTTCAATATTTTAACGACACAGGAATAGAAGGTGGTAACGCTAATGCTGCTAGATTAGCAGAGCACACATTCTATGTAGATTCCTATAAAGGTTCTGATGTAACAGGAGATGGTAGTAATACTAGTCCGTTTAAATCAATCCAACAAGCATTAACCAATGCAAGTCAATATTTTGTACCTGCGGAACTTTATAGAAGAGGTGCTGATATAATCCTATCAGGATATTTTAATGAAGGAGATTGGAGCAGTCTTGCTGAAGGTATTTCACTCATTGCAGAAGGAAATGTTGTAATTGATGGAACAGGTTATGCAGACTTTAACCCTGTTATTGGGAATAGAGTTGAACTTAACGTACATATAAATTACAACCTTTATGAAATTAATGGGAATATCCGTAAAAGAAGAAAATACGGAAGGTTTACAATACAAAATTATACAGGTGACTTAGTTTTAGGAGCTAGTAATGCAGGTCAAGCACAAAATCTTACAAAAGGCGGTGTAAGATGTTATGATGCAACATTTGATACAGCTGACAGGTTTGGTTATGACTCTGTTTATGGAACTAAATATTATAATAAGATTGCGGGTTGCGTATTTAGAGATATAAGCGATACAATTTATGGGTTTTCTTACAATCCAGGTTATCCAATTGATGTACGTAATTGTTCGTACTTTAATTGTGCTTTTGTGTATATTGGAACTGCCGCAGTTTCAAGTATGTATTCAAACTATACAAGTTGCTATTTTGACCCCCTAACAAAAATATATATATCTAGTTTTCAGCAATTAGCTCAGTATGGCAAATTCAATTATAATCACGTAGAAGGTGACACAACTGATAAGATATATTACAATGGTTCTTATTATACTAATAGAGCTTTAGCAAGAACAAATGGTGGAGGAAGCTTTTTTGACCCTGATGGTAGGGAGCATACAGATGACCCTGAATTTAACGCTAAGACTGAAGGTGACTATACTTATCCTAATTCAGCCGTAAATGCAACAGCGGGTCTTGGGGGAAATTACATTGGAGCTTATGGAATAGCAGATAATGCTCAAAACGTAGATAATGCTAATTGGATAAAACCTTCTGAAATAACTATATTAGGAACAGGAGTGAACTCAAAGGCAGTATTAAATACTTCAGGTAGTTATGCAATGGTAACTAATTTAGGGATAGCATTGAATGTAGCAAAAGATGTTTACTTGAAAAGAGTTACATTACCTAATGTAGTGAATGACTACGCTAATGGAGGAACTGTTGATGCTGATAAAAGTGCTGATGATGGAAGTCCTAGTATGTTAACTGTAGAAATTAAAACTAGTTTAGATGATGTAACATATTCAACAAACTGGATTAAAGTACCTTATGAAGGAACACCTTTAATTGATGCTACAGGAAAAGGTAATGGCGACCCTGCATTTGACCCTAATACTGCAACAAGAATTATTTTAAGATACATTAAATACAAAATCACTCTTAGGGATGATGAAGTAACTTTACCATAAAACTAAAGAAACATGGCAATAATTAATTTACCTGATTCCCAAGTGTGGGACACGGAGAAAACAGAAGGAGAGCAAACAGAAGAAGCTCAACAATGGTTTAGAGATACATTAGCTACAGGAGAGAATATTTCTTTGTTAGAAGAGGAATACTGTGGTGATGACTTAGATTCTAACCCAGTTAATAGAACTACTAAAAGGGTTTATGAAAGTACAGGTGTGAATATTGAACTAGATATAGTTTATGTTCATGCTGCAAATGATAGAAGGTGTGGGGCAGTTAAATCCCGTACATATAACGTAATTGAAATATAAAAAGACATGGCTTGGACAATATTAGATGGAAGTTTATACGTTGATACACTCAACGGAAATGATACAACAGGAACAGGAACTCAAGGGAATCCCTTTGCTACTATACAGAAAGGTATAGATGAATTAGATACTTTAGCTCAAGCAACTGAAGATGATTATAAGCTTGTAATTGGGGCAGGAGTTTATGAGGAAAACCTTTATTGGAACTATTCAACTATATCCAATATTAATAATAGTAATGCGATAATTGAAGGTGATGGATTAGTAGTTTTAGAGGGGGATGGGGATTTTGCGGTATTAGGTACTGCAATGAGTTTCTTCTTTGATTACTTAAAACAAGCACCTGTAGTTAAAAACATAACTGTGCAAAACTATCCAACCATAATGGATTCAACATCTATAGCCCCATTAGACCACTTTGCTTATTTAGAGTGTAATTTCTACAACGGTAATTTCAGATATGCAAATACAGGACAAAGAAGCCATGAACTTCATTTTTGCACATTTACTGATATATATTTTGACTGTCTTGTTAACAACGCTAGATTCTTTAATGGATGTAGAAATTGTAATTTTAGAGGGAGTACTGAACTTAGTGTTGGAGGGCAAGCGTTGTCTTATGCAATGATGAATTGTGATTTTGACGGCACGTCTAGTGTACACGGCAGTTTAGCTACTGTTAATTCTAATGTTAGAGCCACTTTTACTTTTGGAGGACACACACCTGTAAATCCAATAGTAGGTGATCCACTTTATAACTTAGTAAATGGGAGAGATTTTACATATCAAGCAGGAAGTCCAAATATAGGAGTAGTAGGAGGAAGGATTGGAGCTAAGGGTCATGCACCTTTATCTACAGCAGTAGGAACAAATCCTTTACTAGCAGCAAACGGAGCAACACAAGTTAACATCACAGAAAATGTGGGAGGGTTTGTGTTAACCGCACCTGCAAGTCTTGGAACAATAGAAACAGCGGGAATAGATTTAGGTTCTGAAATAGTTCTTGGAAGAATGAACTTCTTTGGAGGTGATGACTTTAAGATACACAGATTAGATGCTCAAGCAGGTACACCTAATTATTCTTATGAATTAAAATGGGCTGCCACTTTAGGTGGATTAACAAGTGCTACTTATCAACACATGGCTATTGGACAACAACCTTCATTTGATGGAACTTACGGTAATGGTGACAGTAACTATACAGGAATAGGAAATAATATATCAACACAATTTATACAAGTTAAGATAACTATTCAACCATGATAGAGTTTGAAGGATTTTCTTTAGAAGAGAACATTAGTCCCAATGTATTTCAAGGGTTTAGTGTAGAAGATGCTTCAAGCTACACCAACCAATTCAATGGGTTTAGTATTGAAGATGCTTCTAACTACAATAATCAACTAAGCGGGTTTAGTTTAGAGGTTCTTGGTAATCCTAAGTTTAGCTTAGTTAGTGCTGAAACAGAAAACTTTGGGTCAGAGTTCAGTTTAATTAATTCTGAAACAGAATCTTTTGGAGTAGAGTTTCCTTTAGTTCAGTCAGAAACAGAAGAATTTGGAGCAGAGCTTAGTTTAATAAATGCTGAAATAGAAAACTTTGGTGCTGAATTTCCTTTAGTTCAAGGAGAGATTGAACCTTTTTGGTATGTTAAAATGAAAGGCATCACTGTAGAAAGTGAGCTTGGTGATATGGTCTTTAGAGGTATCACAGTTGAAGCAGAAGAAGGGTATGTGAAGATGGGGGGAATCACTGTAGAAAGTGAAATACTTCAAGTGACTAATAAAGGTGTAACAGTTGAAGGACAGCCTTTCTTCTATGTGAATAACAAGGGTATTACTTTTGAAACATCTATTGAAAAGGTGATTAATAGAGGGATAGCTTTTGAAACTTCAACAGAGCAAGTTATTAATAGAGGTATTAATTTTGAAGTTGACCCAATAACGGTTATCAATAGGGGGGTTACCTTTGAGGTACAGTTACCTAGCGGGTTTGTACAAATAATTAAAAAGAAATGATTAACTTTATATCTAGAAAAGATATATATATACTATAATTTAGTAGGGTTATAACTGTTGTATATCACGTACTAGTACAGTACTAAAAAAAAATAAGCAATGTCTGTTGGTAATGAATATCATGAATTAATACTTAAGCTTTTAAACGAGAACGCTGAAGAAATTAAACAATTGAAAAAAGATATAAACAAAGAACTTTCAGATTTTAAAAAAGAGCTTCATGAAGAATGTGGTGAAATAAAGCAAGAATTATCTAGTCTTAAAGCTGCCAAACAAATATTGATAGATCAAAAGAAATGGCGAGATAAAGTCACAGATGTTTGGAGTCCACCTCAAATGAAAGAATCTAAAGATGAGATTTATTCTCAAAAAACTAAATGGTCTGTTGGTTATGGAGTATTTATTGCTGTACAAGCAGCTTGGGTTTTATACACTTATTTAAGCAAGAAATGAAAACAGGGTTTAGTGACCATAGAATAGCAAAGATAGCTACGTTAGGCAAGAAGCTTAATGCAGAAATGGAATTTAACGCCAAGTTAATTGCTGCCATTAATACTTCAATAGAAGGAATTGCTTTACTAGATGAAAAAGGAATTTATATCTACATGAATGAAGCCCATGAAAAAATGTTTGGATATTCTAATCAAGAAATGATAGGCAAGTCTTGGACAATGTTATACAGCGAAAAAGACGTTGAAAAATTTGTTGCTACTATATTTCCTGAAATTGAGAAACATGGTTACTGGAAAGGAGAAGCTACAGCTATCCATAAAGATGGTAAAACTAAAGTTGATGAATATTTAACTTTAACTGCTACTGAAGATGGCTGGTTAATTTGCACCGTTAGAGAAAAAAGATAATTTAATAGGTATGCCTAAAGAAATACATGAAAAGTTTGATAAGGCTGAAGCTGTAGTTGAACGTACAGGTAAGTTAATATTGAAGATAGTTACTGTTGTAGTAGGTATTTTGATTGCTGTTGTAGTAGCATTAGAACAATTAGATTACCATATCATTAGTGAAGATCCTGCTGATGTAGAATACTATGAAGAAGAAAATGAAGAAATAAAAGACCAAAAGGAATTTATTCAAAACCAGTACGAAAAATTTAGTGAGTAATGAAGAATTTATTGACAGAGTGGATTAGCTCAGGCGGGAAAGTATCAAGCAAGAGAATAGCAACAGCTATATCTCTTTTTGCATATTTAGGTTTTGCTGCTGCAGAACAATTTTTTAGTTTTAAAGCAAACTCTGAATATATGAATGGGTTAATGTATATTGTAGAAGGTGGGTTACTTGTAACTGCTTCTGAAATGTTTAGTAAGAAAAAGAAAGATGGGGAAGATTAAAGATTACTTTTGTATAGAAGAACTAGTTGATAAAACAGTATTTGATAAATATGGTGAAGCGGCTTGGAAGTTTATTGACAAAGATTTGTTGGCTTGTTTACTTGTGGTAAGAGAGGGAATAGGTTTTCCAATGACCATAAATAACTGGAAATGGGGCGGCCAATTCTCACAAAGAGGGTTAAGACACAACATGAGCCAGTTAGTTAAGAGCAAAACAAGACTGTATTTAAGCGCCCATATATTTGGTAAGGCTATTGACTTTGATGTTCAAGGAATGACTGCTGTTGAGGTTAGAAAGTGGATTGTTGACAATGAAGAAAAATTCCCTTGTAAGATAAGACTAGAAAGAAATATGAAAGGTAATCCTATTAGCTGGGTACATTTAGATATAATGTCTGATGATAGTAAGCCTAAAGTTTACCAATTTGATGTGTAACAGTGATGACTATAAAGAAAGATTGGATACTATTACTAATAATTGTAATACTTGGATTTTTACTATTACGTAAATGTGGTGGAAATTCTGGTACAGTAGATCCTATTGACTTAACTCCTGATACAACTTACATACAAGGACCTATAGATACAGTATTATTTCATGATACTGTTTTTGAATATAAGTACCTAACTACTACTATCACAGATGTTATTCATGATACTATTACAGGAGATACTATCCGTACATACAGTACTCCCGTTACAGATAGCTTACTTGAAGGGAAGATTACTACTAAAGTTAAAGGATTTATATTATCCACGGATTTTTCTTATAAGCCAAAATTTCCTAAATTTATAACAAGAGTAGATACTCTAAAAATTACAGAGCCTGTACCAGTACCTAAAAATAAATGGGGATTATATGCAGGGGGTATAATTGGTGGCAATGCTAACATGTTTACATTACAACCTTCTCTATTAGTTAAAACTAGTGGGGATATACAAATGTCTGCAGGGTATGATTTAATACATAAGACATATCATGTGGGCGTATATACAAAATTAAAATGGCCCAACTTTACACGCAACAGAAACTAGACCGTATACACAGTACTAGAGTAGCTGTTGATGGTAGGTTATATAAGGGGCCAACAGGCGTTCTTTACATAGGTAATTCTGAAGGCTTTCTTGAAAGAAGTAAAGACCTTAGAGGAGACAATAATCTACAAACTCTTGAAAACAATACAACTGCTATTGGTAATAGGGAGGTTAAACCTCCTTCAGAAAAAGGAGAGATACTAGTAGATAATGGAAACAGTATTGTACCACTACCTTCTGGAGATCCTGGTCAATATATGACACCAGATCCATCAGCCCCAACAGGGCTAGTATGGAAAAATCTACCAACAGGCGCAGGAGTAACCTGGAGTGCTGCTAGAAAAAGAAGAGTAACGGATAGTTACCTAGAAATGAATGAGGTTTTTATGAATGAGGTACCAATAGTACTTGCAGAAACAGTAATACTAGATTCAATAATGGTAGACACTGTAAGTACTGAGACTTGGACAGCTGAGATACATGATGACCAAACTTTGATACCAGGAGCTATAGTAGATATAACTGGTTCCTCAAGCGGTAACGTTACAGGATTAGGCATAGAATTACCTGCAGGTACAAGGTTAATGTTTTATGTTAACGGTACTGGAATACTAAGACCAAGAGTAACAATAATTTGCAAAATATAAATAAAATAAACAAATAAAAATGGCTAAGATTTTTCAAATTTCAACAACAGGTACTGCCTCTCCTGTTATCATTGATGATTTAGGGGCAAGAAGTTTTACACATCCAACAGCAAACTATGATCTAACTGCTGAATATACTCTTGAAGAGATAAGAGATTCATTAGATTTAAGAACTGCTATTAACTTAGGAGAACTTACTGCTGACTTTGATAGTGTAGCAATCACAACAGGTGCTTTGTTTGATGAATATATGGTTGATTATGATCACGTACAGACTAAGACAAATACAGAAGACATTGCAACTAACGCTGCTGCTATAGCATTATTAGAAAAGAATGGTAGAAGGTTAGGTAAAGTAATTGATTACGTAGATAACACTGCTGTTCCACCAACAGAAGTTACTGGAGACAGATACATCTTAGATGATACTGGAGTTTCTAACGCTGCTTGGGATGGTGCTGCTGCGTTATCTTTAGTAGAGTTTAACGGAACTACTTGGGATGTGTTTAACACTCTTGAAGGTGATGTTACTTATGTAGATGCTGAGAACAAAGATAGAGTTTATGTAGATGATCCTGCTCCGGCATGGGAATTAAGAGATGGTTTATTAGAGCAAGATGCTACAGAAGTTCCTTATACTGCTACTACTGCTGCTGATTGGAATGTAGTTCCTACAGAAGTTGGTGGAGCTTTAGATGAGTTAGCTGATAGAGTAGAAGATTTAGAAAATGCGTCTTCTCCAGCTAAGAAAACATATACTTACTCTGTAGGTGAAGATGGTAACTTAAATGGAGACAGAGATTTACAAAGAACTGGTCAACAAAGAACTAGTGTTACTCCGTTTATTGTGCCAATTACAGGTACTCTTTGGGGAATTACAGTTGCTAGTAAGCAAGGAACAAACGCTACGTTTAGTATCCAGGTTTTAGTTAATGGTGCTGTAGTTCACACTGAAGCTATTGCTGCTGCTGATAAAGCTTTTAACTCTGCTTTAGCATTAGCTGTAACGGCAGGGGATGAAGTTAGAGTTAGATACGTACAAACTTCAGGAGCTACTAGAGATATTGGAGTAGAAATTTACGGTATAGAAGCATAATAAATGAGTGTAGTACTTACAACAACTGGCTTGATAGCCACAGTAACAATAGATGATTTAGGTGGGCGTGATTACGTCCACCCTATCACTGTTGAGATGGCAGGGGCAGACGTTAGTGAGTACACATATGAAGAAGTAAGAGAGTCTTTTGATCTAGGAGTTGCTTTAGATAACGGTTACATATCAATAACTAATGATGGAGAAGTAGTAGGAGATAGTGATGCTTTAAAGCTAGTTCAACCTAAAGTTACTAGCGGAAACGCAAGCCCTTCTAGTGTAGGTGGTGGTGCTGCTTCTATGGTTATGAGTTTTGCAAGTGGCAACTCTAGTTATGTTGAAACTAGTTCATCAAGCTATGCAAAATTTGCTTCCTTTCTTTTTGGAGGAACAATTAGGGTAGGAGATATTGATAAGATTAATATTAACGCTTGGATAAGTCAATCAGGTTCAGTTGATGTTAGATTAGTTGCTTATGATAGTGGGGCAGTAATTGCTGAATCTACTGGGATAACCTCTATGGATGAGGGCAATGTTGTAGATATGGGAGTTATTTCAAACCTTCCTACTGGAGCTGATGTAATAGAAGTTCAAGGTAGAAAGGTTACTGGTGGAGGTTCAAGAAAATTAAGGATAGGCAGTATAGAATTAGAATATTGATATGAACAGATATAGAATACGTTGTACAACTGAAAATAAGTATGAGTTTGTAACTAGTTTAACAGAACCTACAGAGTGCCCTGTTGATTCAGGACATACTATTGATTCTAGTCTTACAACTTTAGTTGAAGAAAGCGTTACAGACCCAATAGCAGAAATTACAGACCCAACATCACAAGCTATTGATGCAACTTATGACTATAAAACTTTAGACGGTCAGGCATATTACAGAAAGAAAAGAGCAGAGCTTGTTAAGCTGATCCTTGTTG